AAATTTATTTTTGTAAATTTATTTTTGTAAATTTATTTTTGTAAATTTATTTTTGTAAATTTATTTTTGTAAATTTATTATTGTAATTTTATAAATTCTAATTAGTTGTGATTTATTATTGTAAATTTATAAATTTTCATTAACCATGATTCATTATTATTTTATTAATTATGAAATTTTATTTTTGTAAATTTATTATTATAATGCTATTTGTATTATTTGGTTTATTTCAATAAATACTTTTATATCACATAAAAATAAATTTAGCAGCCTTAATGCTCTTTATATTTCTTTATTTGTCATTATAAAATATTAATATTTTTTCACCAACCAAAAAATATTAATAAACATAAAAATTAATATCAAATTAAAAATACATACAAAAAAATGATTTACAAGATTTAAAATAATTATTTATATTATAATAATAAATGTCATCAAATAAATATCAAGTATTAGAGACAATAACCGCAGTAGCAAGAATAATAACATTAATATTTAAACCAAGGGGGACAAAAATAGCAATAAGAGACCATAATATTGTTTTATGCGAACCAAACCCAAGTAAATTTTATGGATTAAAAATAGCACAAGGCTTAGATAGATATATTAATGGCGATAGCAGAGAAGATATTTATGTATTAAATCGTGTAATATGTAATTTTATTGAATTGTATATTATACCATCAAAATTACAAAATACACTCGACATGTATCAACATTATATAAATTTAGCACAATATTTAAGATTAGGATTAATAGCATTACAAGAAACATATAAATCAGGAACAGTGGTTGGAACATTACAATATTTTATTATTGTTCTTACATCAATAATTGATAATACATATTATCCAGAAATGTTATACAATAGAACAATAACAAGAAAAAAAAGCTTTTTGGATGATAGTTCATCACAAGATACACAAGATAGCAATTCTGATAATGTGATATATTCAACAATATTTGATATAGATAAATTTAAAAATTTTTGGTCTCAAGAAGAAATAATAAGTTTATGTTCTCAATTAGAAAGTTGTTTTAAAAATCCATCAAAAAAATCTGAACGCAGAAATTCAAATATATCTGAAAATAGTTGTGATATAAATGATGAAAATTATGAGACAATATTAGATGAAGATAATAAATATGCTACACCAAAAAGTTTATCTAATTTACTTGTTCAAGGATATTTACTTAGTATTAATAATATATTAGATACAATGGATAAACGATTTACAATGATATTAGAGCAATCTGTAAAAGGTTCTAATTAATTTTTTTTAATTATAAAGCATTAATATATGAAAGAAATAATAATACTTTTTTTTGTGTTTTATTTATTTAATATTATTACACAAAATAAAACAATATCTCATCAAATGTCAAATATTATGACAAATAATAGAATTTTTCAACATGTTATTACATTTATTATGTTATTTGTTTTATTATCATTAAATAAAAAATCAACATTTGTAAATGATATTATTTATTCTTTATTTTTATATATTTTGTATATATTAAGCACTAAATTGGATTTTTGTTGGTCAATCTTAATATTAGTTCTTTTATTTGGTTCTTATGTATATTATACTTATAATGATATTGACCACGATGACAAAAATATTGATGATGCTATTAAAATAAAACACATTGAACAAAAAAATGTCTATAAAAAATATCTTATGGGTTGTTTATTTATTATTATATTTTTTGGTACATTATTTTATAATAATCGTAAAACTCAACAATATGGCAGTAATTATGATATTTATAAGTATATCATAAATTAAATTATTATTATTGATATTTTTATCATATAAAAATATTAAAATTCATTACTTTGTCTATATATTATATCAAAAAAATTGAATAAAACAAATTATTGTAAGTATTCTATTTAATATTAAAATTTGAATAAATCTATATTTGTGAGTATTATTAAATTCTGCAAAAATGAGCCGCCCCACAACCTCCCCTGTATTGGACTCTTATCGAGTCAATGCAACAATTACATTTCCGAACATGACGGTGCAATTGTCAGGGCGCCCAGAAGCAATTGCTCAGGCGATACGCGCACTTCAAAATGAAAAGTCCATTCTACCCGAACAAAATGAAAAGTTCATTCCCCAACAAAAACTTGACAATTTTAATGGTAGTAAGCACGAGCCAGTTGTTGTTGTTGATGTTAAATCTGAAAAATATGGCTCAAATCTAAATAATGCGTCAGACGATGCTTGCAACAAATTTTTTGAGTTTGATGTTAAAAATGTGGTTGTTGCTGCTCATGACAATATAAATGTCATTGATAAAGATGTAAATATTATAATTGATGATGTTGAAAAAGCTGCTGAAAAAGCTGCTATTGATGAAGCTGAAAAAAAAGAAGCTGAAAAAAAAGCTGCAGAACAAGCTGCTGCTGACAAAGCTGCCGCTAAAAAAGCTGCTGCTGAAAAAGTTGCTGCTGAAAAAGCTGCTGCTGACAAAGCTGCCGCTAAAAAAGCTGCTGCTGAAAAAGTTGCTGCTGAAAAAGCTGCCGCTGAAAAAGTTGCCGCTGAAAAAGCTGCTGCTGAAAAAGTTGCTGCTGAAAAAGCTGCTGCTGACAAAGCTGCCGCTAAAAAAGCTGCTGCTGAAAAAGTTGCTGCTGAAAAAGTTGCCGCTGAAAAAGCTGCTGCTGAAAAAGTTGCCGCTGAAAAAGCTGCTGCTGAAAAAGTTGCCGCTGAAAAAGTTTCTGCACAACCTAAAAACACTGAACAACGCGACATCGTTCACATTACATGTGCAAATACTGCTGCCAATAAAAAAAGTGATGATGCTGACGCTAACTATCATTACAATGATCAGCACTATGCAAGTGCGGCATGTGCTACTAAACCAGACTGCCCTAGAATGAATTGTGCATTTTATTATGATCCGGCACATCATGACATTTATAATTGCACATCAGGGCGCATGTGCAATTTTGGATGGAATTGCACATACGCAAAAGAAGGACATATTATTAAAGTATTAATTAACGGTGTCCATGAAGATGCGTTCTTACCACCAGAAGCACACGATATCATACCCTTCTGCGGGAATTGTTTTACAAACAAAAAACCGTGTGGTAAAAGTAATACTGAGGATTTACAACATTATGATCCACCGCCCCCCATTTTGCTTAACAAAACTGACTTTCCGGTTTTGGGAACATCTGAAAACCCCATATCCGCATCTAATATAATTCAACAACGCATTGAAATTAAAACTGAAACTCCAGATGTGGATATAGATGCGAAAGCAAACAAAATTTGGGGACGCATACAAGAAACACGAAATTATATGGAAGATAAATGTCCTTATTTTATGAAATGTACCAATAAACACTGTGATGCAGGTCTACATTTAACAATGAAAGAAGGCTATTCTTTGTGTAAATTCCCTGTGCAATGTAATAACATTCTTTGTACATCGTTGCACACTAGACAACGCATACCCCCAAAAAGCATCGACCATATTAAATTTGTTTTGACTGCACAACAACAAAATCAACAATATTGTCGTTTTTGTGCAAATAATGCGTGTAAAAACAAGGACAACGTCGATTACGTTCATTTTACACAATAACTAATATTTTAGTGTCGCATAATTAAAATTAACTATTATTTATTATTTATAAAAAAATTGATATTTAAATATATAATAAAGAATTATATAATATATATAAATGTCATTTTACAATTCAACAAGTATTGAAGATTTTGTTAAACACTCTGAAGAAATAATTAAAAAGGCTCATGCAAAAGAACTATCAATAGTAGAACCAACACTAGATAGACGATGGGAGATAATAAATACAGTTAAAGATTTTATTATTAGCCATAAACGTAAATTATATGGGGGATTAGGTTTAAATAAATTAATTGAATTAAAAAATCCAAAAGATAAATTTTATAATGACGATGACGTTGATGCATGGGATATTGATTTTTATTCACCGGATCCAATAAATGACATGATGGAGATAGCAAATTTATTATATAAGAAAAAATTTAAACACGTTAAAGCAACCGAAGCACAACATGAAGAAACATACACAGTTTATGCAGAAGGGATAAAATGTGCGGACGCATCATATGTGCCAAGAAATGTATATAATAAAATACCATTTAATGAAGTAAAAGGATTAATAATAACCGGCCCCCATTTTATGATGATAGATTATTTTAGAGTTTTGACAGACCCATTAACGTCATATTTTAGACTTGAAAAAACATTTCAAAGATTATTATTATTAACAAAATATTATCCATTGCCTAAAGTAAAAGATACAAATGTAGCAATCGTAGCACCAGATAAAGAATTAGATGTGGCATTTAGAACAATTAATGAATTTATTAAAAATAAAGATACAATTGTAGCGGTTGGAATGTACGCATATAATCACTTAATTAAAGAATGTAATATGGAAGCAAAAATAAAATATAGCGATGTAAATTATTATGAACTTATAACAACATTTTATCGAAAAGATGTAAAAGATATAATTTTTAAATTATATGATAAATACCCGGAAGCAAAAACAAAAATAACTTATAAAGAATTTTATCCATATTTTCAATATTTTGGATGGCGAACACAAATATATTATGAGGATATATTGATATGTATTGTATATCATCATAATATGAGATGCACACCATATAATAAAGTATTAGGACATTATTTTACAAAAAAAGCGGTTGAAGAAGAGAAAAAAGATAAAATACAAATTGGGTCATTTTCAATGATTGTATTATATAATTTAATAAATGTAATGATGGCACGAACAAATAATGATGATATTACAAAAGATTTATATTATAAATTATTGTCAAACATGATAGAAATGCAAGAATATCACCAAACAAAAAATAATAAAACAATATTTGATGATGGATTATTTAAAGAGTTTGTTGTTGATTGCGTAGGAACAACAATATCACTTAAAATGGCACAACAACAAAAATATGAAAAAAGAAAGAAATCCGGACACATGCTTAGTTGGATGTATAACCCAGCTATAGCAAAAGATAAAGATATAAATACATTTTATTTTAAAAATAGTTCAGGAAATATAATTAATAATCAAAAGAATATGAAAATAGATTTAACTGCAATATTTTCAGAATATAGCGAAATAGATGATAGCAGTGATATAGTTGAAATAAAAGGAGATAATAATTAAAGTTTTTTACTTAAAATATCTTTTATACTTAATTTTTTATTATCATTAGATACACTAAAAAAACGTTTCTTTTCTTTATCTTTTTCTTGTTCTTTTAATTTGTTTTCAATAATAATAATTGGAGGGAATCCGCCAGATGGCATATTATTTTGTCGGATGGGCTTGCCACCATAATAATTTTTACGATTAATATTTTCAGAATATAAATGTGCGAATTCTTCAGAATCAGAATCAATAAAATTATTTGTCATTAAGCGATCTACGTAATTATCCATTTATATAGTCATATATTTTATTATTTACAAATTAATAAAATATATTTTATAAATGTGTTATATAGTAATGACACATAATAATGACACAAACATAAAATTATCATTAATAAAACGTAATGAGATTGAAACTGAATTGAAACAAAAACAATTAAATAATGTTCCGCCATCAAAAAAATTACGATTATATGACATTAATAGAATCGCATCAAATATAACATCGTCAGTATTTGATACTGAAAAATGTTCATTATGGACTGGATATATAACAAATATTAGAAATAAAAAAAAAGGAATATATATAAATTTTTATTTTAAAAATCAAAAAAAAGTTGCTTTACATAGATTATTATATTCAAATTATAAAGGAGCATTATTAGATTCTGATTATATAAAATATAGTTGTGATAATAAAGGCATATGTTGTAATTTAAATCATATGGTTAAATTTTCATGTGTTGATGAAGAATTAAATGATGAAGAATATGAAAAAAAACAAAGAGAAAATGAAGAAAAAGAAAAATGCAAAGAAAAAAATAAAGTTGTTATTGATGATGATTTTATGATTAGATTAGAATAAGTATTATTTTATTGATATTTTTAATTTGTAATTTTATTAAATATAATTTATTATTATATTATATTGGCAATGTTCAATAGTTGTATTATTATTTTTATATTTATTTAAAAATAATAATGATGATAAAAAGAGTAATAACAACTATTGAACAACGCCATGATTTTTATGAGAATAATTATTATTTTGTTAATTATGAAATTTTATTATTGTAAATTTATAAATTTTCATTAGATGTGATTTATTATTATTATTTTACTAATTATGAAATTTTATTATTGTAAATTTATTTTTATGATTTATTATTAATTTTGCGTAATTATGAAATTTTATTATTGTAAATTTATTTTTATGATTTATTATTAATTTTGCATAATTATGAAATTTTATATTTTATAAAAATTATAATATTATATTGGCGTTGTCAAATGGATATATTACTATTTTTATTTGAAATATTTTTTATAATAAACTAATAAAAAATAGTAATAACAACCATTATTCGGCGCCATGATTTTTTGAGAATAATTATTATTTTGCTAATTATGAAATTTTATTATTGTAAATTTATAAATTTTCATTAGATGTGATTTATTATTGTTTTGTTAATTATGAAATTTTATTATTGTAAATTTATTTTTATGATTTATTATTAATTTTGCGTAATTATGAAATTTTATATTTAATAAAAATTATAATATTATATTGGCGTTGTCAAATGGTTATATTACTATTTTTATTTTTATTTGAAATATTTTTTATAATAAACTAATAAAAAATAGTAATAACAACCATT